TCATTGATTGTAACCTTAGCGCCGAAATAACAAGGCTTGCCAGCGTCAAGTTTGAACCTTGAGCCTAAAGCTTGAATATTGTCACCGTCAAAGTCTGAAGCTCCAGAAGTGATTAAGTACAATGCACCCGGCAGAACGCTAGAAGTTACAGGGCTTGTGCCTGTTGCTGTTACAGTGTAGTCTGCGGCTCTCCAAATGTTAGGGATATCTTTTTCTACGTCTGCGCCCCAAGCGTCAAACCATCGATTAGGATAGCGTGAGTCTACCATTGCAAGGGCATTTTTTGATTCAGCTATTTGTGAAAGATTTGTATTTTCCATATTAGCTCCCCTTATGGTGTGGTGAATGTTGCTGTAAAGGCATCTGTATCAGTGCCACCACGCAAATTAGTATAAGTAAGTGTTAAAACTGCAGTTTCTGAGTTAAGCCATGCCGCAGCGTCACCGTTCAAAGTAGCCACACCACGCCCCAGTACAACTTCAAGAGTTGCGGCAGGCACGCTTGCAGTTCCAGCGCTTGAAGTGTCAGAAGCTGCAACGCCAACTAATCCAGTATAAGGAATAGTAAGCCCTGTATTTTCGCCTACGAGTCTGAAAGGTACGCTAATAGACCATGCAGCCGCTGTAGGTGCTGGCGTAGTATTAGGCTTGTCAACAACAACAAGTACACGATCGGCATTAAACTCTGCTTGTGCTTGCCATAAATCTACATCTCTAGGGGGTAATCCGTTCAGGAAGGAAGTGTCATTTTGCATAAGTATGTCCTTTAGTTTGTGGAAGGCAGGGCATACGCCCCACCTAAACCGTTGTTAATTAAGCGATCGCAAGACCGGTTAATGTTCCATGATATTTTTCTGAACCGTAGTCAAGACCTAACTGACCGTACATCTGCCATTTCTCAGAAGCACCAGTCTTTGAAAGCTCTTCCATGATAAACAGACCGTCGATCATGTAGTCTTTGTTAGGGACAGGCTGAGTAACTAAGCTTACAGCTGCCATATCTGCAAATAGCATTGAAGCTACTGGCATCTGGCGATTGAATACTACTTCAAACATACCGAAATCAGTTTCAATCATCTGAATATTTGCGCCTCCGATGTTGCGATCCATTGGTACAAAGCTATAGATGTCAGAAAGTTTCTGTTTCTGGTAAGCGTTGCAATAAATTACAGGGCGTCTAAACTTAGCGCCTGAAGTTGCCATCTCACGAAGCAATTCGTTAATCATACCCTTGTCTAACTGTGCGCTAGAAGCTGCCACTGTGTTAGATGTACAAGCAGTAATGATACCACGCATCTTTTCAGCTACAGAAGCGCTTGTTGCTTTCTGGTATGCGCCAGATAAACAAGAAACTTCAAGATCACCATAAAGCTGTTCTTTAGCTGCATTAGCTTGAAATGCCAATTCGTCGAGAACTGGATTTCCTGCAGGATCGTTTGAGTAAGCATATCCTGAAGTTGATACTTCGGCAAATACTAAACGATTAGCGCTAGACTGTCGGGTATAAGTTACGTTTACTGCTTTCTGGAAGATCTGAATAGCATTTACTTCATTAGAGCGATCGTATGTTACGGCTGTCGGGGCTGTAACTGAAGCAGCTTCTGTAATTGCAGGCTGTGCAAAAGTTTCAAGGGCATACTGTGCCGATAATGCGTATTCGCTAGACCGTGCAATCTTTCTACCGTTTACACGGGAAAGGAAAGGATAGTCTGTAGATGAAAAGGTGATTAAACCTGCGCCACTTACGGGGGCAGCGTTCCAGTTGCTTGTATAACCAGTGCTTAGATCATTAGCCATTTGCTAGCTCCTTCTTTTTTTGCTGGATTAGCATTTCAACCTTTGCGGCTTCCATACCACGACCAGCATTCATTAAAGCCGTGTACTGCTGCATAAGTGTAGCAATCTCGCCGGCTGGTACTCCGCTGCCTGCTTTAGGTGCGCTTGAACCAAACTTTATCTGTTTTTCAAGGGCTTCAATTTTTATCTTGTAAGCCTTTTCTACTTCTACTTGTTCAGCAATAAAAGCTTCAGCATCTGGAATAGCGTATAAACGTTCTGCCTTTAATGGATCAAAGCCAAGCTCTGAAGCTTTCTTTCTCAGTGCTTCTTTCTTTGCGCTTGTTTCCTTTTCTAGTAGTGTCGCTTTCTTCCATTCCGTCAATTCACGTATGGTCTTCTGTTCTGGAGTTTCGTCTTTAGGTTGAAACTCTTTGCGTACTTTATCCGCATGTTCTTCAAGCAATGCCTTCAGTTTTGTTTCCTCAAAGTTCTTGAATCTAGCCTCTGCGATCGGCGTTGCAATCTTATCGGTTAAACTCTGCGACTTTTTGACACGCTCGAAAGCAATATCATCAGTCAAAACATCATACAAAGCTGTCTTTTCTGCGAACTCGACACGCTTATCTTCAGGTACATACGCTAGTAACTCTTCTTTTAGTGCCATTATATCCGTCCTTTGTTGACTCTGCGATTCTCACCGCCCAATCATTTAACACGATTTAGTATGATTTAACATACACTAACCGTATCATTTACTATACACTATACACCTTTTAAGTAATATGTCAAGTGATTAGGATATAAAAAAGCCCCATACTCATATTGAATATAGGGCTTGAACGACAAAGTTGGCGGTCGTTTATAATTCAAATACTTTAGCTAAAATATCTTTATGGTATGAATTGACATAGCCATAGCGTTCATCTTCCACTTTTCTTACTTCAACATTTGATTCAATGCTTAATTTCTTTGCTACTCTACTATATGCTTGAGCTTGTGTAATAGTTGGCTTAATGCCTTTTATATTAGCATACGCAATAACACTAAAGTAATCTTGAACGTATTCAAGTTGCTTTTGTGAAGTCTGTTGAATCTGAAGCAATGGTATAAGTTGCTTAAACATTTCTGCAACAATAGCTTTACCAAAATCAGCTAAATCAGACTTAGTAACAACTTCCGCATTTTGCGTAGGCTGTGCGTTCATTCTATAAATATCAGCGGCATTCTTTCCAAGACCTTGCTCAATTATTACTAAAGTTTCTTCAAGTGTATAATTAGCTGGATTCATTGGGGAGCTTAACGACATTTTGTCGTCAATTGACTGCATTTTGCCGTTAAGCTTCTTAATCCATCTTTGAATACTTGTTACATCTTTCCCTACTGATTCAGCAATCATCTTTGTTGTCATAGATACTCCAAAAAAATGGCTTTACTGATACTCGCTGGCAGCGTTCGGGTAGACTAACCCTAGTATCAATAAAACCATCTATAACTTAACACTAGTCTAAGTGTTTGTCAATCAGCCCTGCCAGAATTGATTGACCTATTTAATATACTTCATTTATGCTTAGTTATCAACTTCTTGCGCTTCTTACCTTAGACACTGGAATATTGCCTCCACGTTCTAGGCGCTGGGTAAATGTCTCGTACGGTACGATACCCTCTCCACGTATACGGCGCTCTTTTGGAGTCTCTCCGTTAATCACAGTTTCCGGATTGCACCTGCAATTAATGTCATGAGCTGCGACGCCTGTCATGCGTGGTGCTGCTCCTGTTGCTTCTGGATCTGACAAGTGGAATACGCCATCTTTATCTGCAAGCTTGCCGTCCATTGCTATGTGACTTTCTCGTGTGCGACTATCAATTGTAGAGTTCCACATCTTGCCATAGTCAACGCCTAGATCATCAAGTAGTAGTAAATGGTCAACATAAGCTTGAGACTGTATGCGCCCGCCTTCTGTCCGTGCTACAAGTACAGCGTTACCAAATGCGCGATCAGTGCGTGACGTTATTTCTTTAGCTATCTTTGCATAAGAATAACCCTGATTTAATCCGCGTGTTACTGTGCCTAGAATATCGTCAGCATACTTGCCTAGATTCTGCTTTACTGTTTCGTCAAAAGCTTTACCGTAGAAGTTAGAGTATAGCGCATCGCTTACAAGCCTGACCTTTGCACCACCTGTTAGTGGTATGCCAAAGCCTTGATTATATGCCCATGCATAGCCGTTGTATTCGGTTGTATAAAGCTTTACTCCACCTGCTTCAAGGTTAGATATGTCAGTCATTGCGCCAATCTTTGCTTGCTCTGTTACAAGATCATTAAGCTTTTTCATGCGTCCATATTTGAACGCTTCAGCCTTTGAGACATAAATGACATTGCCAATTTCAGCGCTCTTGACTGGTGTTATACTTGCTTGATCCCATAGATCACGAACGCCTGTAAGGATCTCTTTGCGCCGTGCTAAGTAATTAGCTTTTGTAAGCGCATCAAGATTAGCAAGCTCTGCTTCTATGAGTTTAGCTATCTGATCTAGTAGGCTTTGTACTGTCAATTAGTATCGTCCTCTATATCTTCATCATTGCTAGATATATCGTTGCTTGAATCATTATCGCTATCGTTGTTTACTTGCTCTACATTTTGCAGAACCATTGTATTTGCTAGCCTATCAAGTTCTTCCTGAATGTTAGGCACAATGTCACGGGGAAATAGTCCGATAATAGATTCGTCGGAAAGTATGCCTTTAAGGTTGCCTGCTGTTACGCTTAGCGCTTCAAGATCTGAAGGAATGTTACGCTTAAATGAAATAGTTACTTGTTCCGGGGTGTAGTTTGTTATGGTCTTTGCATTTTCAAGGAGCATAAAGCGTCTTTGTAGTCCTTTGCTAAAATATGCCTCAATATCGGCTGCCTTGAACTCCATAGGAAGCATCTTCATCTTTAATGCTATTCCGCTTGAAACTCCTAAGCTATCGTCATTAGGATTTATTACCATAGCTAGATCATATATTAAACGCTCAAATCTATCTGCGCTTTCTGATATATCGTTGCCACGTGAAGGCTTTGTAATAAAACCTACAGCGTTGTTAACGTTGCTTACTTCACCGCCTTGACCTAATCCATCAAACATCCTTATTTCTGCTATTCTCTGATCTGCTGTTTTGCCGTTTTCATCTTTAGTTACATTGTCAATTTTCTTTAATAGTGCAAGGTAAGCATTTGCAAAGCGTTCATTCTCGTTTGCATAGTTTGAGCTTATTATCTTGTCATGCTCGTTTATAATAGGAATAACTTTTTCAAACAATGGGCGTCTATCAGCATTAATATAAAATGGAGATACTGGAACCGCATTAAATGGATGGTCTTTCCTTCCTGCCTCTGTCCATATTCCATTATTAAGTGACTCATACTCTACGTAGTGATCTTTATAGTAAATAGTCATTATATAAGTCTTAGTCATTGTTATATCGTCTGATTCAGTTGTAACTATATGCACAAAAGCAATAATCTTTTCATCTAGCGTATTGTCATATACCACACATCCAGTTTCTGGACGAATACGGTACTGCCTGATTGTCTTTGCTTCCTCATCTACCCTTAAAAGCTCATAGCCTACTCCACAAGTAAGCGCATCCGTGGCAATCTCACCTGTTTTAAGAGGCTCATTGTTAGCCATAAATAGTTCATTAAGTTGCTCAGCATACTTGCCACTTGTCTGATAAGTGATATAGTTAGGCTTGAACATATAGCCTTTCATAGTGTCAACTATCTTACCTACAAAAGCGCAAGGAACTCGATTATCTGGCTTTGCTTTATTGGTTGCATCTATAATTGCTGGATTATCTGCCTCGTAATATCTATGGTAACCTAGAAACACACGTGAGTCTGAAGCGATTCTATTATTTATAAGCTGTATTTGTTCCTGTGATAATTCACCATTTTCTTGAAGTGTCATGTCGTACCTCTGTATGAAATACTATACACATATTAAGTATTTTGTCAAATACCTATGCTTGACGGGTCAAAAGTGCTTATGCTTAGCGTATCACTTGATCCTATGTCATGCTGCAACATATATCGTACG